TAAGACACGGCTTTGTAAGGATTATGATAATAGACCGAAGATGTGTCGTGATTACGGTTCGGGTCAAGTTTGTAAGCATGGATGTGGTTTAGCGTGAGCAGATGGTATATGGATGGTGCGGAACACGGTGCTTTTAACGACGGTAGCTCTTTTTGGTGGGCACCGAGTAACGCTACTGTTGTAACGAGAGACACGACAACGAAGCGTTCGGGTAATGCTTCATATGCGTGTAACAGTGGTGCTGGTAACTCAGCAGCTTATTGTCTTGGTCCATCCTTTGCTGGATTAACTGCTCCTGTATACATGAGGGCATATATACTTACGTCTGCTGCACCTTCATCACAGGTTGGTATTTTCGGGACACCAGGAACTATTGGTAGCCCTGTTACCGTCGCGATGAGTACAAGTGGTACGTTGCAGTTTGTAGTAAATACGGTAAATCAGGGTTCTGCTACTGCTGCTGTCAATGACGGTACGTGGCATAGGCTTGAACTATCCGTTACTCAGTCTGCGTATCCGACTGGAACACTTACTGCTGCTGAGTTTAGATTAGACGGTATTTCTGTAGCCACGTTTAGCGGTAGCTTAGCTTCTGCTTCTGCTGGTTGGAGTGTTGGTTGGTTCCAAGCTCCTGGCGCTAGCAAGCAGATGAATGTTGATGATCTCGTGATTAATGATTCGGCGGGTTCGTCTCAGAATACATGGCCCGGTGATAGTAGCATCGTTTTGTTAGTTCCTATTAGTGATAATGCTAGAGGATCTAACTGGGTTGGGGGAGCCGGCGGAACGACGAGCCTGTTCGATGCAGTTAATAATACGCCTCCAATCGGTGTTGCAACTGGTTCGGGTACTAACTTGTCTCAGATCCACAACGTGACGAAGGACACAACCGGCAACTATGACGCTAACATGACGAGCTACACGGCTGCCGGTATCGGCCCTAATGATGTTATTAACATAGTATGGCCTTACTGGTATTTAGCTGGCGCAGCTACGGGTGATGCGTTCCTACTAGTTTCTAATCCACAGGCTAATGGTGGAACAGAGAGTATTTGGGGAGCTACTAGCACCGCTGGTACGTTCCTTTCTGGTTGGTTATTCCAGAGTCCTGCTGCACAAAGACCAGCACCAGCACCATCTGTTACGAAGGGTACTAGTCCCGTTATGAGAGTGGGTAAACGTGTGAGTTCTACAAATGAGATGGCTTGTTGTGCTATGGGTATATACGTAGATTATACACCTACTATACCCCGTTCATTGCCGCCAGTAGCTCATGCGGCGCAGCAAAAACGTCAAATGACGAGGTGGTACTAATGCAGATGATTGCAAGAATTAGATTGACCGTCGAAGTGCCATTTGACTTCGATATTCAACCTCCAGACGAAACTGGAGAAAGTCCTAGTAGAGTAGAAGCAGCGCAGCACGCAGAATCCGATGTAGTTAATACTATCAAAGCGACTCTGCCTGCCGATGCTACAGTGGTGGACGAGTTACTTGAAGAAGTTAGAGAGGCGGATGAGGCAGCATGATTGGCGTAGGTCGTTGTTACACTGTAGCGTTTACTGCGGTAAGCGTGACCGTGCAGCAGGACTTCTTCTATATCAAGCCTGCTGCCGACAAAATTTGTATTATTGAAGCTGTTTATATTGCTGCGTCCGGCGGTACTGCTGATGCAGGTGACGCGCAGGAAGAACTTTACGACGTTGAGCTGATCTATCTACCCACGACGGTTACTGTAGGTTCTGGCGGCAACTCATACACGCCTGCTCCCATTATTATCAACGACGCAGCAGCGGGGTTTACGGCTAGAATTAATGATACGACAAAGGCTACAACTTCTGGTACTGCGATTGTTCGTCATCCTGATGGTATGAACAACCGTATTCCGTATGTTTATGCACCGCCGGCGGAACACCGTGACTTCGTTGCTAATGCAGCAGCAATCGTATTTAGGCTTAATACGACGCCTGCTGACGCAATTCTTCTCTCGGGTGATATGCGGGTGCGTGAGTTGCCGTAATGTTAACGGGCCGTTCGCGTTGGAAGTATAATCCACCTAGAGCCGGTCGTAAGCCTGCTGAACGTTGGGTTGGGTCTAAACTCGTTAATAGTAGACTCTACTTCCACGACGTGTCATTCCCTAGTAGGGCTATTTCAGGGACTCTTCCTGATGAAAGTCCTGCGAACTCTCCTCTTGGTGGTCAGATTGCAGGTACTTTAGTAGCTGGCAAGGGCAGGATGCCTTTAGTTCAAAATCGTTTTATGGATGAGAACGTTGGTAGCCTTGAGATAGATGCTGATATTCCTGTCGCTACGTCTGATTCCAACGGCTTCTTCATGGTTAGACGTTTTGTGTCTAAACCGCTAAATGGTGCACAAACTATTAGTAACACCACAGGCTTGTGGACTCTATATCTAGCGTATCTTGGTACGGGCACGACATTCATAACAGGGGCTACATGCGCTTTGTATGTTTGGCGACCGTCTACTGGAGCAACTGTTGGAACTCCAACTAACACCTTCAGCGCACCTACTGGTATAACATCTACTAAGAAAGGCTTCGCTACAACATTCACGCCTACAGCAAGTATTACTGCGGCTGATGGTGATGTGATAATATGTGAAGTAGCTTTCGGATACAACGGTAATAACGCCGGTGCGGACGTACAGACATTCTATGATGGTATAAACGATGTTGCTTCTTACGTCGGCGTAACACCGCCGTCTGCGGCATCGTATCTTAAGATTCCACAGGCTCTGAGTTTTAAACCATACACGAACACTATGGCAATAGTGCGATCTGATAGATTACGTCGTGAACATAATAGAATGGCAGCAGCACAACGTAATCACTGGTAATGCCGGTAGCTAATTATAGTAGACCGTGGTCTAGGCGACAAGTGCATCGCCGATCTTGGGTTGGTACAAAGATTTTTGTTCCGCCAGCACATTCTCTCATAGCGGCGGATAAACGTCGTTATTACCACAATAGGATGTCGTTGTCTATTCGCGCTCGTTGGTAATGCTACCACACAGTAAAAATAGGCATTGGTCTAGACGGCAATTATACCGTCGTGCTTGGGCTGCAACAAGACCAGTTGTTACTAATGTTGGACGTGTTCAGTTTACTTCTCTTTTAACGCCTACTGTTAGAGATCCAGAAGTTTTACAAGTTAGATGTAGAAAATTAAATAGCACGGATAGAGGTAAGCTTAGAATCTGGATCTATGCCAGTGGCACGTTAATTGAGACGTATGATATTACGTTAACTGACACATTCACAACTGATCAACATACAATTGTTAATACAGCTGCAATCTCAAGCTGGACAGATATCGAAGTAGCTTTCCAAGGAATAGGTACGGGCGCCTTACAACCCGCTATTTCTTGGATGGAGCTTGATATTCCTGCTGGTGCTGCTGCGTATACTGAGTCAGCAACTATTCCTGTTGTAACAACTCCGTCTAGTGCAGATGTAGCAGCATATGTAGAAAGTGCTACCCCCGCCGGCGTAACGTCTTTGAGTGCTACAGAGATAGCAGCAGACGTAGAGGCTGCAACAGTAGCCGGCGTTACTAGCGTAACATCAGTAGACGTAGCAGCTTATGTTGAAGCTGCTACTTGTGCTGGCGTTACTAGTCTTAGTGCAGCAGAAGTCCACGAGATTCCCGATACTGGTACTGTTGCCGGTGTCACAACTCCTAGTTCGGTAGATATAGCAGCGTATGTAGATGGGACGACTACAGCCGTCGTAACAACTCCGTCTGCTGCCGAAGTTCACGAAATTCCAGATAGTGGGACTGTTGCATCTAAGACGAGTGTTTCGTCTGTAGACGTAGCCGCATATGTTGATAGTGTCACAGTCTCGAGCGTAACTGCACCAAGCAGCACAGACATAACAGCAGATGTAGAATCTGGCACGATTGCTGTTGTGACAAGTGTGAGCGCGGTTGAGGTTGCTGCTTATGTAGAAAGCGCGACTATTGCTGTCGTGACTACGCCGAGTGGTAGCGAAGTCTATACACCTGGCGGTACAGTATACACAGACTCTGCTACGATTGCTAGTGTTACAAGTGTCAGCGCAGTTGAAATAGCTGCTTACGTTGAGTCTGCTACTTGCTCTAGCGTAACTACCCCTAGTAGCGTTGATGTAGCAGCCTATGTCGAAAGTAGCACCGTAGCTGGTACAACGGCGCCCTCGTCAACTGATCTAGAAGCAGCTATTGAAGCTGCTACTGTTAGTAGCGTCACAACGCCTAGCGCAGTTGACGTAGCAGCCTACGTAGAGTCGTCTACATGCGCCGGCGTAACAACACCATCTAGCGCGGAACTACATGAAATTCCTGATCTTGCAACAATTACCTCCAAAACGACACCTAGTTCTGTCGATATTGCGGCTTACGTCGATGGTTCCACCTGTGGGGGTTTGACGACTCCGAGTTCTACGGATCTATTAGCAGGCATTGAGGCGAATACAGTAGCTTCAAAGACGTCTATTTCGTCTGTAGATGTTGCAAACTACATCGAATCTGCTACAGCGAGTGCAGTTACAACGCCTTCAAGCGTTGATATCGCCGCTTATGTAGAATCGAGTACGATAGCAGGTGTTACTACGCTATCATCGCAGGAAGTTCACGAAATACCGGATTCCTCGACGATATCTAGTGTTACATCGGTATCTTCGGTGGACGTTGCGGCATATGTCGAAAGTGGCACAACTTCGGGAACGACTACTGTAATAGGTGCTGAGGGCGGTTTCGCTGATGTAGTCACAATTCAGTCTACTACATCACTCTCGAGCGTCGATATTGCTGCGTATGTAGAAGCTGCTACACCAGCAATTGTAACTACTCCATCTAGTGTAGAGGTCCACGAGATACCCGATTCGGGTACTTGTGCGGGTAAAACGACAGTTATTTCCACGGAGGTAGCGGCTTATGTCGATGGGACCACAGTCACAGGAAGTACAAGTGCGTCTGCATCTGAACTCCACGAAATTCCAGATGCAAACACAGTTAGCTCAATTACAAGTCCAAGTGCGGTTGAGCAATATGCCGCGATTGACTCGGCTACGATTTCAGGTGCGACTAGTGTATCTACGGTTGATGTTGCGGCTTATGTAGATGGTGTAACAACGGCCGTCATAACTGTTCCTGGCGGTAGCGACACTTATACGCAGTCAGGCCAGGAAACTGCTACTCTTGCTGTAACGACTACGCCGTCTGCTGTGGATATTGCGGCGTATGTTGAAGCTAGTACGGTACCGACGATTACACAGAATCTTGGTACAGAGTTTGGCGGTAGCCTAAGAACTGACTCTGCTACAATCCCTGGTGTTACTAGCGTATCGGCTCAGGAGATTTATGCACCTGTAGATAGTGCAACTGTAGCTAGCGTTACCTCGATTGTGTTTACAGAGGTAACTACGGTAACGGAGACTGCAACCATACCCACATCAACTACGGCCGCAGGAGTTGATGTTGCTGCGTATGTTGACAGTAACTTCGTTCGTGTAGTTACCTCTGTAAGCGCAGTCGAGATTTATGTACCGCCTCAGGTCTACGTTGATGCTGCGACGATCACAACTACTACAACACCTGGTGGATTTGATCGCGGTCCTGGCGTAATTCTAAGAGTTGAACTTACAGGCGTAGCGTTTGGTAGATGGACTGCTGCTGTAACAACAACAACACGATATACCGGCGTAGCATTTACGAGATGGGATACTGAGGCGCATGCAGGACTAGTAGGAACAACGATAGGAGGAAGGTTGGTGGGAGCTACATGGAGGACTTGATTTCAGGCACTATTCAAACTATCTCCGTTCTCGTTGAAGATCGTCTTGGAACTATTGATGATCTTGGACCGTTTCTGGTAGAATACGAGATCATGGACGATAGCGGTAGTCAACAGGTAATTTGGACAAACGCAACAGACGTTCAAGGTATGCGTGTTGATTGTCTTGTAGATACCACGAATTGGGATATTGGGCATTACGAGCTTTACATCAAACCGCATATTAGTCTGGAAAAGCCGGTACTAGGACCATTCGATTTTGACGTGATTCCTGGTGCTACATGAGTGCAACAGAGATTAGTGTTAGCAGGGAAAAGCTCTTTGAGGCTCTTAAGTACGAGCCTCATGGTCCTGAACAATGGGCTGCTCACCGTGCTAGACAACGTTTCCGTGTAAAGTGTTGTGGTAGACGTTATGGTAAAAGTACGTGGGCCGGAAAAGAACTCACAGTCAAGATGCTCAAGCGTGATTCGATCAACTGGATTGTGGGGCCTGATTATGGACTTGGAGAGAAAGAGTTTAGAATCGTATGGAACGACTTTAAGACGCTCGGATTACTTGGCCGATGCCAGAAGTCCTACAACGTCAAGCAAGGAAATATGCGTCTTTACTTTAAGGATCTTAATTCTCTGCTTGAAGTTAAGTCTGCTGAGCGTCCTGATAGTCTTGTCGGAGAAGGTCTAGACCATGTTTGTATGTCTGAGGCTGCGAAGCATAAGATGTCTACGTGGCAAATGTATATCGAGCCGGCGTTATCCGACAAAAGGGGAACTGCTGACTTTCCATCAACCCCACAGGGATTCAACTGGTATCGTGGTCTATTTGAATTAGGACAAAGTAGTAGAGAGGATCTCGATGACTACGTTAGCTGGAGATTCCCTACTTGGAAGAACACTTTGGTCTACCCTGGGGGTTTTGATACTGAGTGTCCTAATATTTCTACCAACGATAGCGGCCAAGATTATCACCTGGCTAAATTCAATAGGAATAGATTAGTGAATTGTACGTGTAATACGGAACTGATCCGTATTTACAATAACGTCTCGAGGATGTATTGGCTGCAAGAGTATGCAGCAGAGTTTACGTCGTTCGAAGGAATGATCTATCCTCAGTTTAACGAGGATACTCATGTTAGAACATTCGACTTTCAACCAGCATGGAGGAACTGGTTAGCAGTTGACTTTGGCTTCGTAGACCCATTTGTCTGTCTCGATATTATGATTGACCAAGAGGACAGAGTGTGGGTTTGGCGAGAATACATGGTCAGCTATCTTACCAACCATGACCACTCGCTAGCATTGAGGAACCGTGAAAATCCTGGTGGTTACCATATCGACGGTGTGGCTGCTGATCCTCGTGACCCCGACGGTATTAATACGCTTGCCTGGACATTGGGTTCTGCACACGCTACTCCCGTCGATAGGGTTCTTGGTTACGAAGCTATCAGACGTGCTCTAAAGGTGCGGCCGGACGGATTACCAGGCTTAATGATACACCCCAGATGTTCTGAGTTAATCCGTCAGATGAAATTGCTACGCTACGCAGACTCAAAAGAGGGTCACAATAGCAAACAGACTCAGCACGATTACGACGACCACGGTCCCGATGCCTTGCGCTACTTCTTTAATGAGTTTTTTGTGCTTGGACGCAACGAAAGTCTAGCTGACCTTTACAATGGCGCTGGTAACGGGACTGAGGCAGATAGCTTCTTTACATACTACGGCGGTATTAAGCTAGATAGCCGTATAGGGTACTGATTATAATGGCCCGTTTGCCTCGTCTACGGAAATCAAAAAGCACTCCCACTCGCCAAGTAACTGGTACTAGTTACTCGGCTACTGGTGCTGTGCAGCCTAAAGCTGCCAATCTCTCTGAGATGGGTAGTACCCGGTCTACTATAATCATTGACCCGGTACCCGTTCTCAGTAATAAGTCGCAAGCTGTTAGAACGTATACGTCAATGACTCGTGATGACGTGAGCGTTCGGGTTAGTTTGCGCGCTGGCAAGGCTCCGGTACTTGGCGCTGATTGGTACATTGAGCCATTTAGCGACGATCCGCTAGACCTTGCAATAGCCGAATTCGTGCAATTTAGTCTCTTTGAAGGGACGACTACTCCTTGGGTTAAAACTCTCGAGCAAGTCCTAAAGATGTTTGAGTATGGTAGCTCCGTCTTTGAGACTGTTTGGGAAATGAGGGAATGGTCGCCAGCAAAGGCTAACTCTGCTGCTAACCGTAAGCAGTATACAATGCTCAAGAAGTTAGCTGCTAGACCGTCGAGTACCATTCAGAAGTTCAATTACGATGACAACGGAGGTCCGCTCAGTGTAGATCATACAGCAGTCGATGGGAATGGTAACGTTACGACAGTCACTATTCCCATCGAGAAGCTTGTGATCTTCACGTTTGACCAGGATGGTGGTAATCTCGACGGTAATAGTATTCTGCGTAGCGCGTATAGGAACTGGTACTACAAAGACCATCTTTATAAGATTGATGCGATCCAGAAAGAAAGACACGGTATTGGGATTCCCGACATTGAGTTGCAGCCGGGATTCTCGGATGCTGACAAGAAAACTGCACACGAATTGGGTGCAAACTTACGCACCAACGAGCGTGCCTACATTGTTAGGACGCCACACCTTAAAGTAGGCTTCGCAGAGGTAAAGGGCAATCTCGTTGATGCGTTGCAATCTGCCGAACACCACGATACCATGATTATGAAGAACATCATGGTCCACTTCCTTAACTTAGGAACTGGTACAACTGGTGGAGGCGGCAGAGCTACCGGCGCAACGGCTATGGATATGTTCCTTAAGTCGATGCGACATATTGGGTTCTCTATCTGTGATTGCATTAATCTCTATCTTGTGCCTAACCTCGTAGCTTACAACTTCCCCACGGATCATTTCCCGAAGTTGCGTGTACGCAATATCGGCGAGACGAAAGATATGCAGATGTGGGCGGCTGCGATGCGTAATCTCATTGATGTTAATGCGATCCTTGTTGATGACATGACGGAACAGTGGATTAGGCAGCAAATGGATATGCCTAAGCGCGTTACTCCGTTCCCGCCACCGATTCAGCCGCAAAAGACTCAAGAGATTATTACAGAAAGGGCACAACCGCAAGCTGGGCAAGGTAGTGGTACTGATACGGGTACAGCGGCAGCTACGCCTAATGTACCAACATCATCGTCTAGTAAAAATGGAGGAGCCGGAAACGTCGGAAAGAGTCCGTCAAGTGGCGCAGTTTAGTTCAACACTTGATTTATCTAAACGCGGTCACGTGACCATAGCAGACGTGGACGACGTGTTACGCACTATGGGCTCCGTAATCAAGCAGCAAAGGTTGGAGATGGAACGGCGTAAGATGTGGGCTAGAGTCGATTTGTGGTTAGATCGTCGGCTTGAGCTTATGTACGAAAGGGACGGGCATGGCTGTAACTAAAGGACTCTATAAAGTTCAGTATCAGCCTAGCAAGTCGCCTGATTCGTCTAAGCCTTACTGCATCGTCAACGTCAAGACTGGTACGATCAACGGACGTTGGTATGCTACTAAGGCTAAGGCGGACGATGCACTAAAGGCCATGTACGCCAACATGGGCAGCAAGGCAACATATACAGTAAAAGGAAGTGGAGCGAAGAATATGGCAGAGCATGACGAGAAAGCCTATCTTAGCCCACTCAAGGAGTTTGCCGCCAACTGGATTGACGGCAACAAATTGTGGGTTCAGCAGTATCCGTACGATAAATGGACTCATCCGTTTTATTCGGATACTACTATCGACCACGAGACTGCGACTAGGCTCAAAGAGAGTTTCGATAACAAGACGTACAACGATCGTTACTTCGCTAGCTTTGAGCATGGTTTAGATGTTAGCAAAGGTGACAAGGCTAGTGGCGAAGTCTTGGAGCTTAAGGTTATTGATGAAGCTCGCGGAGCATTTACGGCTCCCGGCCTGTGGGCGCTTGTTCAGTTTACCGAGCCCGCCGTTGAAGAAATTAACAAGGGCGAGTGGAACTATTGGTCTGCTGAACATTACGATGAATGGACGCATCCGCAGAAAGGTGAGACTAGCGAGCTAGTCTATCGTGGTGGTAGTCTTACTAACAAGCCGTGGGTTAAGGGCATGGCACCACTTAACTTCTCGGAAGTTGGTATTGAAGATCCGAAAGAGTTTGCGGATTGGTCTACTGCATATAAGAACAGCCTGCCCGATAGTGCGTTCTTACATATCGAGCCAGGTGGCACCAAAGATAGTTCGGGTAAAACGGTCCCGAGGAGTAAGCGTCACTTCCCCGTTAAGAATAGCTCGGGTGCTGTTGACCTTATTCATGTTCGTGCGGCGATTGCGATGGCTCCAAAAGCTAATCTGCCGTCCAATGTTAAGAGTGGTGTTCAGGCAAAGGCCAGGAGGTTGCTATCTGCAAAATCCTATAGTGAGCTTTTGGAGGTAATGGATTGTGATTGGCAGGAATTCACCGATCCTGGTGGTGCCGAGAATCCATTGATTAGTCCTGATGACAATGATCTTGGTAACAGGATTGATACTCCTCCTCCTGGTGAAGATGGTACTGTGCCTGATAGAAGTGAAACTGTCACCAAAGGTCAGGTTGATGAAGGTGGTGAAATTGACGTGAACGAGGAGGAACTGCGAAAAATCCTTGGTATTGGTGAAGAGACTGATATCAAAGAGGCAGTTCAGGCTGTCGTTGACGAAGTAACGCCTTTACGCGAGGCACTCAAGACTCACAGTGAAAAGAAGCAGTTTAGTGAGTTGTTCCCTGCTGAGTTTGAGCGCATGGAGCGTTTAGAGGCAGAGTCGCGTGATAACGCAGCTAAGCGTTTTGCTGAGTCTGTTGGTGGTCATCGCCTTACCCGTAAGGTTGGCGAAGCTGACGAAGAGACTACACTTGGTTATAGTGCTCTCGTCGTTGACAAGATCGAAGAGTACGTTAAGGCGTTCTCTGAGAATCGTGCCGATCTTACGATGTTCAGTGAGGTAATGAATACCATCACTAACAACGGTATCGTCGATTACGGCACTAGGGGTTCTAGCCGTGAGGACGAGAAGGTTCTTGTTGATAGTGATGCTCCTAAGCCTGGTACTGTTCTTGAGCGTCGTAAGGCGTTCTCGGATAAGGTAACCGAGATTATGGAGAAAGACAGTCTCGACTTACCGAAGGCTTTAGAGCTTGCAGCAAAGACGTATCCTGAGTTAGCTCGTGATTATCGTACTGCCGGCGTTGCGGAGTAAGGTGGTGATAAGCTAAATGCCTGCAAGTCAAAACGTTGATATGGCGAAGGGGAAGAACGCCTCTGCCGCCATTACAAAAAAGCGGTTCGTCAAGATTGATGCGACGGATACTACTGGCGATACCGTGAAACAGTGTGACACCGCTGGTGAGAAGGCTTACGGTGTTGCATTGTTCAGTGTCTCGGCTACCGAGATTACTAAGGGTAAGGGCTGTTCTGTTCTTACTGACGGTCGCGCTATTGTCGAACAGGGCGTGGCTGGTCTTACCGTCGGCACGTTAGTTACGACTGACACGTCGGGCCGTGCTATTGTTGCTGCAACTGGTAACTGGATCATGGGCGTTATCGACGAAATGACTACTGCCGGTGTTGGCAATGAGTGTTCTGTCGATATGACGAAGAGTGGCGGTAAGGTCTAATGTACGATCCTAGTGCTCTTTACGTAGATCCTATCTTGACTCAGCTTAGTACGGGATTCCAGCCTGAGCAGTTATATGGCTTCCGTCTCTTCCCTGAGACTCCGGTTAGGACTAAGAGTGGTCAGTACCGTACTTACGACAGAAGCGACTGGCTTATTCATCGCTCGCGTCGTGAGCCTGGTACGATTGCTAATGAGGTCGGGGCTCGCAAGTGGAGCGTGGATACATTCTCCACTCAGGAGCATAGCTTACAGTCACCGATCTATGACGAAGAAAGACAGCAGTTACTTTCACAGGGTGGTCTTGCAGATCCGGTGTTCGGTGGCGATTTGCAGATTGACCCGGAAGCTGACGCAACAACTTACATTACTCGTAGTATTCTGTTAGAGCATGAGTTGAAGGTTGCGAACATGATTCGCAACGCTGCTAACTACGCTGCTAACCACAAGACCACTCTTACGAGCGGTGCGACTGGTACTCAGTGGAGCAACTATGCTCTTGCTACTGCGGGTGACGTAAACACCGCTTACAGTAACCCGGTTAATGATATCAAGACTGCAATCCAGCGGATTTATCTCGATACGGGTCGTTACCCGAACACGATGATTATTCCGTTCGACGCAACTGGTATCATTGAGAACCATCCTCGTGTTGTTGCTAGATACACGTACACGAACGTCTTTGATCCTGAGGCTTGGAAGTTGATTATGGGCCTTCCGGCTGCATTGGCGTTAAACGTGTTCACGGTGGACAGCAAGTATAACACGGCGGATAACGTTGATGCGACTGAGAGTATCGCAACGTTTTGGGGCCAGGACGTTTGGGTTGGTATTGTTGATGACCAGCCTGGTCAGAAAACTAAGACGTTCGGTAAAACTTTCGCTCAGATTTATCCTGATGGTTCTACTAAGCCGACTGAGCGGTGGCGTGAGGAATGGCGGAAGGCCGATCTTGTACGCACTAACTATGCATACGACTTAAAGATCGTTTCTGCTACCGCTGGCTACTTAATCACTTCGGCTGTTGCGGCGATCCCGTAAAGATAGGGTGACGTAATATGGCAGATACTCTGTATGCTTGGAGTCCTTTCAAGACTGTTGATAAGGACGGTGCTATCAAGGTAATCCCCGTCGGCGAGAAAGTTAGTCAGAGTGATGTAGCCGACGGTGATGACGATACATGGGCATACTTACAGGAGGCTGGTGCAGTTCGTCCTGTTAAGTATCCTGATGATGTTCCGAGTACCCTGTCGCCCAGGGAACATGCGGTGGCTAAGGCTGCTGAGGCATTTGCCTTAGCACAGGCAGAAGTCGCTAATGTTAGTGGTAGTGGTGGTATGTTTGAAGTAGGAGCATTACCTACCGAAGATACTACACCTGACGGAACTAAAGAGGCTACGCCTGCAAAGGAGGCTCCCGCAGCATCATGACCGAATTACTAGCTAGCGTAGACGATATCAATACTTGGCTTGTTGATGACAAGCTAGAAGCCAATGAAGTCAATAGTGCCAGCCAGCAAATTGACGCTTGGCGATTGATTCGTGGACAGCTAGTTGGTACATTCGACCCAACAACGGTAGCAGCATGGACCGACCCGCTATCTACACCGGATCAAATCCGTGCGATAGCGGGTCGGCTCATTGCTGCTTATATGTATAGAAGTGTCTATGCGGAAGATTTGGGAGATATCCCACCTTACGCACAAACACTTTACAACGAAGCTATCCAGATGTTGAGTGATATCCGAAATGGGACTACAACTGTGGTTGACGAGAACGGTAATCCCATCTCAGATAATCAGCTTGATATGTCGTCTGATGATATCTTTCCTAACAATAACACTACGGACGGTCCTTACTTCTTAATGGGTCAAGTCTTTGGCTAGTGATACATTCGTACTTCTCGACAACGGCGAGCAGATCATTTATGGAGAGTGGGTGCCGTCGTTAGAAGAAGTCGAAATAAGAATGTTACGTCTTGCTGCGAGGTTCGACAACATGTCGGACCCTTTGCTTGCTGCAAGACAAGTGATGATCGAGAGCACGGACATTAACTTTGATGAGGAAAAAGATCCAGATGGTATTGATTGGGAACCGTTGTCTATTAACTACGGCGGCGGTGTAACTGCTTCTGGACCCGTTTCACCATCTAAGATTAAGAGAGAGTCTGCTCATCCAACTGAGATTCTCCAGTTAAGCGGAGACGGTAGAGCGAAAGCTACAAGTGAGGAAGCGTGGATTATCGCAGAAGATACTTTGTTCTTTAATCCAGAGGCTCTACCAGTATCGGAAAAAGACGGTCGGCCGTATATGTCGTTCCATCAATCTGGAACGCAGTCAGAAGCTCTAGGTAGTGCATTACAGAAACTTCGTATTGGTGGAACGTTATCTAATGAAGAGAAAGCAGCATTAGCAACACCGACGTCCGGTCGCGGCAAGAATCTACCTAGACGACAGTTTATTGGCATTACAGCATTTGATAGGGAACTGATCGAGGGCATTTTTAGAGACTGGTTCGACGAAAACATTATTGAGGAATTTCCTCCTGGCGGTGGCGCAGGACCTAATATTGTTCAGGAGACAGGTTTTAATGTTCTCGGTGAGTTCCCGATCGTTGGTTATACTACAAGTGGTCAGCCGCTTCTTAAGCTTCCAAGTGGTAAGATTAGCTTCGGTCGCAAGAATAGATAAATAATGCCGATCGTAACAATAGACACTATTACTCGGCCGGAACATCTGATCGAGTTTTTGGCTGACTACCTTAGAAAGTCTGATGAATTTGAATTCGAGTATATCGCAAAGTACGACGAGCGTCTTATTCCTAAGTATCCTGCTGCACACTTACAAGTAGCTGGATTTGATAAGCGTATCCACGGCACTCATACTATGCTACTCGGTATGAGAGCAGCAATTCACGTTCTTCACGCTAATATGCAGCAAACTCGAGCTACAAGAAACTATGAGGATTTGGTGTTAGCAACCAAGGTAGTTGAGTATCTCGAAGAAGATATGACGCTTGGCGATCGTGTTATTCATGGGTTTGTGGAGTCTGAGACTCCTGGTATTATGCCACCGCGAGTGACGAAAGGTGATGCCATTACAGTGACAAGATTAAGTTGGTTCGGTATCCAAGAAACGAGGTTTTAGTTATGGGTTACACGGTTAACCTTAACCATCCTCAGTTTCCCGAAGGTTTTGAATTCGGCATCAACGGTGTTGGGATCGTTCCTAACGGTGGCAGCACAGATGTTGATGAAGAGAGCGAGCGCATGTTCATTACTCAGTATGGATATACGCTTGAGGATGCGTTCAAGGACAATGCTGTCGCTACTGT